GGTATGTTCCAACCTGGTGATAAGGTTGTGATTAAGGAAACAGAAGAGATTGCAACTGTTGTTCAACGTGGTGCAAATTATCTGGTTATTGAATCTGATGGTAAACAATATCGTAAATGGTTGGATGCGGTAGAGATTTTAGAGAAAAGAAATCCAGAGGATCCGGATATTGGTGATCGAAAAGGATCACAGCCTGTAAATTACCATAAAGGTTTAAAGAAATCTACAAAAATTGCTCGTGATAGACAATTTAAAAAGCAGGCAAAAATGGCAGATGATAACCCTAAGGCATATAAACCAGCGCCGGGGGATAAAACCGCCAAGACCAAGCCTAGTAAATATACAAAGGCATTTAAAAAAATGTTTGGAGATGACTAATGAAATTTAAAGAGTATATCCAAGAGGACAAGGCAGGTAAATCACTTGCTGATAAGGCCGCAAAATCTGGTATCTCTGTAGGCACATTGCGTAAGGTTTATAACCGTGGTGTTGCTGCATGGAAAACAGGTCACCGTCCTGGTACCACTCCATCACAATGGGGACACGCCCGTGTCAATGCATTTATTGTGAAAAAGAAGAAGGGTGGTCTTAACCACGATAAGGATTTAGCGTAATGCCACTAGGTAAGAATGCAGATGCCGGGGATTTTATAAAGGATTTTCGTAAATCCAAAGCCCCACAATTTAAAGGCAAATCTGATAAAAAAATCCGAAAGATGGCGGTCGCTGCATATCTGAAATCTAGAGAAGAACAAAGATTACCAGACGAGGGCACTGATGCTGCATGTTCCCACGCCAAAAAGATGACTCCTGGTCAGGTAAACGAAGAAATGATGTTTAAGGTATCCGTCGATGGATTACCAGATATGATTATGCTTGGCCGTAGTCCAGGTGATGTAAAAAACCAATTAAGAAAAATTGTTAAACAACCATCCATGATCACAGATGTAGAACGGATGACAAAAGCCGAGGTAAGGAAACGTTACCGGGATATGGCAATGGATAAAGAAGATGATTAAATTTAAACAACACGTAAAATCAGAGAGCATTCGATACCACGCAGACAATGCAATCCCATTGGGTGAATTGTTTAGAGTTGGTTCAGAGGAATATTATAGGGCATTCCGTGAGGCAAGAGAACTAAATGAAAAGGGTATCATTGAACTTGATGGTGTTGATAAACATCTAATTGAGGAAACAGATATTGGTGAATTTGCCATGTATGAAGGAAACCATGTGCCATTGGATTCACCAATGATGGAATCTGAATACAAAGGTAAGGATGTTGAATTAAATAAACCAAAGGCTGGTGGGCCCAAAAAGTACTACGTTTATGTAAAGAATCCTAAAACAGGTAATATTAAAAAGGTTACTTGGGGCGATACCACAGGTTTGAAAATTAAATTGAGTGATCCTGCTGCACGTAAATCATTTGCAGCAAGACATAAATGTGATACAAGAAAAGATAAAACCAAGGCATCCTATTGGGCGTGTAATTTACCTAGATATGCTCAACAATTAGGATTGTCAGGTGGAGGCAATTTCTATTGGTAAAACCTTATATCGATGATGGTGACACTAGAACATTTAGTTCTGATGTTGACAGTGACGAATTAATATGGCATAGGGATAAACGTAATAGACAAATTACAATTATCTCAGGTACAGGATGGAAATTACAACTGGATGATAAATTACCAGTTGAATTGATTCAAGGTAAGTTATATGATATTCCAAAAGAGGTCTATCATAGGGTAATAAAAGGTACTGATGATTTAATCATCAAAATATGGGAACACTGATGGCGGATACCAACTCACAAAGGCTCGATCGAATCGAGGAAAAATTAGATAAACTGGCCGACGCAATGATTTCCATGGCGCGAGCCGAAGAAAAGATTACAGCATTGCAAGACGATCATGAAAAAATGTATGAACGTATTAATCGTTTGTCCCAAAAGCTTGATAGTATAGAGAAAAAGGTTGATGACAATGCACACACGGTATCCCTTATAAATAAGGTTGTTATTGCGGCAGTGGTTGCCGCTATTGGCTCACTAGTGGCCCAATGGATGTAAATAGGAGAAAACATGTTTAAAAACATTTTTGCGGAGAGGGCCACTCTGAACGAAAAGGCTCAAGAAGAAATTGAAGAGATTGCACGCTCTATGACTCCAATGAAGGACAAGTTTGGTAAATCCAAATCTGAAAAGGAGAAGGATGCCAAAGAGGATAAAATGGATCCTGTAGGCCAGGAAGATGGTGATGTTGATAATGACGGTGATAAGGATGCATCTGATAAGTATCTATTAAAACGTCGTAAGGCAATCAAAAAATCAATGAAAAAAGATGATGAGCCTAAAAAGGATGGTGGTGATGAAACTGCCGAAATGAATCCTAAAAAAGAGGCATATGATGAACCACAAGGGCAGGCAAAACGTATGATGTCACCATTGCAAAAAATTAGAATGGATAAAGAAAAAGCAGACCGTGATAAGGATGGTAAGCTTAAAAAGGAATCCACATTCCGTGATAAACTATTGTCAATTTGGGAAAAGGCAGACCAGACAAAGGGTGCAACAAAACCTGATGAAGGTGCAGATGCAAACAGTGGTTCTGCAAAGAAGATGAAGGATGGTCACGGTAAACCAGAAATTAATAATGACGAGGAAAAGAGTCACAGTGATGCCTCAAAGGCAGGTCGCACTGGCCCTACTGCAAAGGCACGCAGTGGTGGTGATCAAACTCGTAGTGGTGATCAAAAGGTTATTAATAAAGTAAAAGAAGCCTATGCTTCAATGTACAAAGAGGAAAGCAATGATTAAAGCACCAGGTTGGGCATCACATGCAATCCCTACTGTTAGGGGATGGGAAGATCCTATTACAGGCGAACTATTAAAATCAGGTCGTCACACAGAGGCACAAATTTCTGAATGGTTTGGACACCCAACGGTAACCGAAACATGGCTCGTAGAGGAAACTCCTGCCGTGGAGGAAGTTGAAACCGATGAACCTATGGAAGATTTGGAATCAATGACAAAACTTGAACTTGAAGCACTAGGCCGTGAACATGGCATTGAATTGGACAGAAGAGAGAAAAAGGATTCATTGGTAAGTCAGTTATCTAATTGGATGAAAAAATAATTAGATAAATACTTTTATGATGATATTCAATGAATTAACAGAAGATAATCTTCTTCTCTATGCTGCCAAACATTATCGGAACCCAAACTTTTCGGACATCGATGAGTTTTATGAGGATCTGAAACGGTTCAAATATATTAAGCGCCTCGTTAATCGTTACCTGGATCAGGATGATTTATCGGAGCGCTTAATTCTTAACCACCTCATAGTGATATTCAATTCATTTGGAATTGAGGCGGCACTAAACATGTTGGATTTAAAACTGGATGGAAGACACTGGCCTGTCATAAAACCATTTTTAATTTATTTGAAATATATTAGAGATGATCAATACACAGGTATCCCTATGGACCAGGATGTGATTACAGAGTTAAGGAAAATATAATGGGGATTGTAAAAAGAGGTGCTGACCTAGTCTATACCTTCCGATTTATCAGATTACTGGTAATGAAGTGGGAAAATTGGGATGCATACAAATTAGGTATCATTGATGAAAATGGTAAGAGAATTAAAAATGCCAAGATTGATACCGATGAAAAGAAATCTTCATATACTCCTTTTATTCGTCTTGCTGCTAATGTTAAGCGCCTGCTCGGAAAGATTCCAGGAGGTGGCTCCAGACTCGGTTCGTTCGCCGCAGCTCTGTATCTCATTAAAGAAAAGTACGATTTACGAGATGATCAAATCGACAAGATTATGTCCGAGGTTGGATTCGATTCACTCGACCTTATGACCGAGGGCAACCAATGGTTTATATTAGAGAATGGTGCAATGTCACCGGGAGTGTATCGAGTATACAATCCAAAAATTTTGAATAAGTCATTCGAGGAATTAGTTTTACCTAAAGACCAGGTAAAGATATTTGAAGGTGCTCCTGTAGGAAATATATTTGGTATAGATATATTTGAGGCAACACATTTGAAAACAGGTCAACAGGTATACATTAGCGCTGCAGAGGTTTACAAATGAACGAGGGTAATGGACTTTGGCATAATATCCACATGAAAAGAGCACGTGGTGAAAAAATGCGTAAAAAGGGTGACAAGGGTGCGCCAACACCAGAGGCAATGAAAAGGGCCAAAGGTGAACAAAAAGAGGATACCACGACCGCCTCTATTCCTAATCCTGCCGACACTGCGCAGGGCCCAAGGTTGAAAACAACTGTAATGCATGACAGACGCCGAAAGAAAAAGGATCGTCCTGTCCTTCTGAAGAAATTTAGAAAATATATTGAAGATAAAGGAATCGTATAATGTTATCTCTACTAGGTTCACTATTGGGATTTGCAGGTTCTGCCGTACCGGCAATTACCGACATTTTTCAAGCAAAAGGTGAACGTAAACATGAATTAGAAAAAATGAAAGCCATGGCTGAATTAAAGGCTCAAGGCTATGAACTTGATATGAAGTTCTATGAAAAGATGGGTGCAGACAAAGAGCACGAAAGATTAATTGCTCATGACACTGCCATTATGCAATCAACAGGTTGGACATCTGTATTACAAAAGTCCGTCAGACCAGTTATCACATATGCCTTTTTTGGTCTGTTTGCCACAATTGAAATTACACTATTAATGAATGCTCTGGAAATGGGAACACCATTTAGCGAAGCAATTAATCTATTATGGGATGAGGAAACAAAGGCAATCTTTGCGGCAATTATTTCATTCTGGTTTGGTTCACGAGCAGTGGAAAAAGCTCGGAGAAAATAGTTGTCTGAAAATTTATACAAGGGCGGGCCTGGAGACAAGTCCGCTCCTAATGATGTAAATACCGATGCATGGTTTCAGAATCTATCCGAACATTCCAAAGAGAGGGCACAGGATCCTAACTCTATTCTTTCACAGGCAAAGAATAAGGATACCTTCTTTTGTTCTATTCCATTTACCCAAGTATATTCTGAAATTAATGGTAATTATCAGGCATGTTGTTTTGGAGCAGATTCAAAAGTATCTGTTGAAAATGTATCATTAAAGGAATGGATGGAAGAAAGCGAATATATGAATAGTATTCGCCGTGAAATGCTTGATCCTAATTCAGACTTAAAAGCAGTTGATAGTATCTGCACAAGATGTAGAGATGATGAAAGACGATATGGTAGGTCAAGGCGAACCAATTGTTTAAAAATGCACACCAATGATCCTGAATTTTGGGATGACATTCAAAAGTCTGCCGAAATGTTTAAGGCAACTGATATGTGGGCATTCGAGGATAGAATTTGTGAAATTCAATTAAAAGTTTTTGGTTCTGAGTGTAACCTTGATTGTTATATGTGCATGCATGCAAATTCAACAACTCGGCAACAGGCAGCAATAAAGGGTGATGTCTGGAGTGACGAAATATTTGGTCGATTGGACAATAAAAGAAAAGAATATTTTAAAGATGTTACCAGAGATAGAACAAAGGGTATTGTTGATCAGGTTATTGAATTGGCACCATATACAAGAAGTGTAAAGATTATTGGTGGTGAACCATTGATTATGAAAAAACAATACGAAATGTTGGATGCACTTATTGAATGTGGTGAGGCAAAAAATATTCGTATTAAATATCAAACAAATCTATCCAAAATGCAGGCAGGTAAACATAGATTTGTTGATTATATTCCACATTTTAAAAACATTGCAATGGTTGCATCTGTTGATTGCATTGGAAAATATAATGATTATATGCGCCGTAAATCTTTCTGGTCCGAAATTGAAGAAAATATAAACATATTACAACCATATGATAATGTTGTTGTTGATTTTAATGGATTGGTATCCTTTCTCAGTGTAATGAGATTTTATGAGGTTGTTGATTATGTAAAGGATAACCCTGCGGTGCACCAATTAAACTGGGCAATGTTGGAAAGACCAAAACATTTAAGAGTAAACAACCTACCTCAACCAATCAAGGATAAACTAATTCCGAAATATAAAGATTGGCCAGATGTTGTTGCGGCATTGGAAATGCCAGCAGAACCAGATATTGATATTCAGGATGTTTTTGATTATCTCTTAAAACAGGATGAACATTACCGAGGTACCAAATATGAAATGCATTTATTTGAAACCTTTCCTGAACTTGAAGAATTTTATGTAAGAAGAAATGATCCTAACCCAGATCAGGAATTGAGATTTGCCATGTGGGAAAAACAAGAGGCAGAGGCAATTTCTGGGGATATTCTTTGACATCAAATTTAAAAAAGGAACTTTTAAGGCAGATAAAGGATGAGGAAATATGGTATTGTCCTCGTCTTTTTGATCACATCTATACAAACGTAGATGGGGATTATTCGGTATGTTGTATTGGTGGCCCAACTAATATAAGTTCATCAAAGGTTACTCCAACCGAGTGGTATACATCTGATGAGATTAATGATCTCAGATATGAAATGCTATCACCATCTAAAAGTTCTGCTACAGAAATAAAAAATATTCATTGTTACAGATGCATTAACCAGGAAAAAAATTATGGTTTATCTGAAAGACAAAAATTTATACAAAATATAGATTTAGAAGATACGGTATTAGATCAAACAATCCAATTTGTTAATGATGGGGAATATAAGTTTCAAGAACGAATTTTAATGGTTCAGGTTAGAATTTTTGGAAACCAATGCAATTTGGATTGTTATATGTGTCATCCAAGAAATTCATCAACCAGAACTAAACAAACTGAAAAATTTGGGTATCAAACCATGTTAGATTGGGATCCACCATACCCTAAAAATATGAGATATGATGCAACTATAGAAAATTTGTTATCACTTATTCCTTATATTAGAACTATTGTTGTTCAAGGTGGTGAACCAATGGTTATGAAAAAACAATTTGAGTTTCTTGATGCAATCGTAAAATCTGGTCATGCCCATAAAATATCAATTGAATGTAATACAAATGGAACAAAATTACACTATGATGGGCATAATTTATTAAATTATATTAGAAAATTTAAACACACATGGATGAACATATCCCTGGATGGTTATGGTAAATATAATGATTATATCAGAAGAAGATCAAAATGGGATGAAATTGAGTTTAATGTTAATAAATTAAAAGAGGTTTATCAAAAAATTTCTGTTTCGGTATTTACCACTGTATCACTATTAAGTGTTCTTAGACTTTATGAACTTCAAAAATGGTGTAATGATAATGGCTTTAGACAAAGTTTATTTATTGTTGACGACCCTAAGGAATTACACCCCTGTCATTTACCGGCTAGAATAAAAAATAATCTTATACCTAAATATCAAGATTATCCAGTAATACGAAAGGCCCTAGAAATGAAAGGTAATGAAATATATTTTAACAGAGCAATGGATTATATTGAGGTAACCGACAGGGCATATAATTATGCAATGGATGTAATAGATTTATACCCGGAACTTGATCCGGAATTTTATGGAGAATGGAATGAAAGAACAATTAGTTAAAGCAGCAACAATGCATGCACAAGGTGAACTTGAGCGGGCAAAGACAAACATCATGGTCTACATGAACCAAAGTGTTGGTATTGGTGAGCACAGCGACATCGTTGAAGCCATCCAAGAGGAACTGGATAAAATGGCAGCGGCGGAAGACCGCATTGAAATGTTGAAAAAATATTTTTCTTAGACGTGTTTACATTCACGGCTAGTTGATATATAATACTACCAGTTTCAACAACAATCAAAATTAAAGTGAGGTACTAATGGCAACAGCGCATGTTGACACCAGGAAGTTTTTGTCTGAAACAAAATTCTATGAGGGGTATTCCCGTTATAAGGATGGCGAAGGCAGATACGAATCTTGGGACGAAGCAGTTGACCGTGTATTGGAAATGCACGACAACAACTATAAAAATAAATCCAATGAATTAAGTGAATATCTTGAAGAAGCCAGAAAGGCTTATAAAGAACAACGCGTCCTAGGTGCACAACGTGCTCTACAGTTTGGTGGTGACCAGTTGATGAAACACCAGATGAGAATGTATAATTGTACATCATCTTATGCAGATCGCCCTGAATGGTTTGGTGAACTATTCTATATTTTGCTTTGTGGTGCAGGTGCAGGTTTCTCTGTTCAGACACACCATATTGCAAAACTACCTAACATTAAAAATCGTACCAAACAAGCCAAAGGTTATGTGGTAGAAGATTCCATCGAGGGTTGGGCATCTGCTCTTGATGTTCTGTTGTCATCATACTTCGAGGATGGTGGTAAATATCCAGAGTTTGCAGGTCGCCGTGTGTTTTTTGACCTATCAAACATTCGTCCAAAAGGTGCCAAGATCTCTGGTGGTTTTAAGGCCCCAGGACCAGAAGGACTTCGTCGTTCACTAGATAAAATCGAATACCTATTGCAAGGCCGAGTCATGAACTCAGTCGATGCTGCAATCCCATTACGTCCTATTGATGTATATGATATTGCAATGCATGCGGCAGATGCTGTCCTTTCAGGTGGTGTCCGTCGTTCGGCTACCATTTGTTTGTTCTCACCAGATGATGAACTGATGATGAATGCCAAAACTGGTAATTGGTTTATGGATAACCCACAACGTGGTCGTTCAAACAACTCTGCTGTTATTGTTCGTGATAAAACATCTGCAGAACAATTTGGTAAAATCATGCAATCTGTAAAACAGTTTGGTGAACCAGGTTTTGTATTTGTGGAATCAACCGAACACACAACTAATCCTTGTGTTGAGATTGGTATGTATCCACAGATTGATGGTAAATCAGGTTGGCAGGGTTGTAACCTAACAGAAATCAATGGTGGCAAATGTGTAACAGAAGAGGATTTTTATAAGGCTTGTCGTGCCGCTGCAATCCTTGGGACTCTTCAGGCTGGTTATACAGACTTTAAATTCTTGTCTGATACATCAAAGGCTATTTTTGATCGAGAGGCTCTCCTTGGTGTGTCAATCACTGGTTGGATGAATAACCCAGATATTCTTTTCAACGAAGAGATTCTCGAGAAGGGAGCACAGATTGTCAAGGAAGTTAACAGAGAAGTTGCAAAGATTATCGGAATCAATGCAGCGGCTAGAACAACGTGTGTCAAACCAAGCGGTAATGCTTCGGTTCTTCTACAGACTGCTTCTGGTATTCATGCTGAGCATTCTAATATGTACATTCGTAATGTACAAATGAATAAGGAATCAGAGATTACTCAAGCCATTATAAAATCAAATCCATATATGGTTGAGGAATCTGTTTGGTCTGCCAATGGTACAGATGTCGTTGTATCGTTCCCAATTCTACCAAAGAAAGGTTCAATTTATAAAGATGAACTAATTGGTGTGAAACACTTGGAACTTGTGAAAAAAGCTCAAAAACATTGGGTTGATGCAGGTACCAATGAGGAACTATGTGCAGATAAGGGTGTTCGTCACAATGTATCCAATACAATCCTGGTTGATGATTGGGATGAAGTAGAGGAATATGTTTTTGAAAACAGACATTCATTTGCGGGTATTTCGTTCCTATCAATGTCTGGTGACAAGGACTTTAACCAGGCACCAAACACTGCCGTTATTACTGCCAAGGAAATGGTAAAACAATATGATACTGCCGCAGTATTTGCATCCGGTATGGTTGTTGATGGACTAAAAGCCTTTGATAACCTATGGACTGCGTGTTCAACTGCACAAGGCTTTGGTGAGGATCTATCACTTGATGATTCTGCAACCAATGTGAAAAAAGATTGGGTTCGTAGGTTTGAACAATTTGCAGATAACTACCTTGATGGTGATAAGAAACAAGCAGAATATTGCCTAAAGGATGCATATCTCCTACATAAATGGAATAAAATCCAACGTAATCTAAAACAACCAGATTGGCGTGAAGATATTACTGAAAAGAAATATACTGACGTTGATACCATGGCGGCGGCAGCATGTGCTGGTGGTGCGTGCGAAATTGACTTCTAGTCCATGTATTAAAATCTGTTCATTAGAAAACGGTTACTGCATCGGTTGTGGTAGATCACAGGACGAGATCCGTGAGTGGTTTATCGCAACCGATGAGCGTAAAAAAGAAATAAAGGAGAGGATTGCGCGGGATGGAATACCGAATCGAATGCCATGAGTGTGAAAATGAATCACTTGTACAATCATTTGAAGAACCCGAGTATTGTCCTATTTGTGGCTCTACCACCTTTGAATTGGTCAAGAGAGAAGAGCCTCTAGATTGGTTTGACGAGGAATAAGCTAAATAATATATAACTACATGACGTGGTTATATGAAAACAAATCATTTGAGGAAACTCCAGAAGACTTTCAAGGCTTTGTGTATGAAATCACAGAGTTGGATACTGGTAAAAAATACATCGGTAAGAAATTCTTCTGGAAACCTAAAATACTTCCGATAACAAAAAAGCGTAAGCGCCGTGTAAGAACTCGAGTCGAATCCGACTGGAGAGATTATTACGGTTCAAACAAGCAAGTACAGGAACTTGTTGAAACAAAAGGTCCTGGCAATTACGAGCGGGTAATTCTCAGGCTGTGTAAAACCAAGGGTGAGTGTTCCTATTATGAGGCAAAACTACAATTTGAAAATGATGTTTTACTCAAAGAAGAATATTACAATGAATTTATAGGATGTAAAATTCACTCAAAGCATGTGAAGGTATAAATAAAACTAATGGCAACACTTAACGTACATGAAGTAATTGATAAGGCTGGCAAGGCTCGTTCGAAAGCCCAAAAAGTAGCCATCCTGAAAGAACATGATCACTGGGCAATCCGTGACATTCTTAATGGCACATTTAATGATAATATTAAATGGAACCTACCTCCCGGCAAACCTCCATTCACACCCAATGAGGGTCACAATGCCGGATCCAATCTATATAAACGAAATACAGATTTTAAGCATTTTGTGCTAGGTGGTCCTGGTGACAGGTTACCTGCCTATAAGCGCGAACAGATATTCATTGGTTTGATTGAGGCAATTGATCCAAAAGATGCCGAACTTGTTATTGCAATGATTAACAAGGAAAAGCCAAAAGGCATTACACGCAATGTAGTGGAGGAGGCTTATCCTGGACTTTTATCCTAACTAAACTGGAGTAACAAATGACAGCAATCCAACTCGAAAGATTAGAACAAGATGTGGTTGACTTAGACCGGTATGCTCAAAAATTAAAGCGCAGAGGACTGATTGACCGTATGAAAAAGATCTTAGAGAAAAAGGACTTTCTACAAAGGAGACTTGCTGCACAAACCTAAATTAATTTAACATAAACGTAAATTAGTTGTTTACAAGACCACCTTCCTTTGATATAATAATATAGTTATATTGAGGGAGGGTGGTATACCAAATGAACATTTTTATTCTAGATAATGATCCAGTGACTTCAGCAGTGCTACAATGTGATAAACATATTGTTAAGATGATTGTAGAATCTGCTCAAATGCTATCTACTGCCCATCGGATGTTGGATGGTAGAGAAACCAAAAGACCTTCTAAATCTGGTAAAAGAATGGTACCATATTATATTATGGATGATTACCGTGAGGATACCATTATGAAGGCAGTACACTTCCATCACCCATGTACAAAATGGACTATGGAATCTAGTGCTAATTACAATTGGCATTGGATCCATTTTCGTGCCCTATGTAAGGAATATACATATAGGTATGGAAAGGTACACAAAGTGGAACGTGAGAGATTGGAACTCTTAAAGAGATTGCCAGACAATATTCCACAAGGTGATTTGACACCATTTAAATTGGCAATGAAATCTAATCCAGAATGTATTGCACTTGGTGATCCAGTCAAAGCCTACCGTGCATTTTATCAAACAAAGCAAGGTAGGTTCCCTATGATATGGACCAAACGTGATGTACCTGAATGGTTTGAAAGGATTGCCTAATGGGATGGTGGAAACAAAAAGATTTATTGAAAAGGAAATATGGAATGGCTAAAACAAACCCACTTGATTATCTGCTTGTGCTGCAAGAGGAGATTGCATATCAGAGATCAAAACTTCAACCACATGATACCGGTCATATACATACTACCATTAACGTGTTAGAAGAACGCGTATCAGAATTAGAGGATAAAATTCGTGCCGATTTATACAGTGCGCAAGGCCAACAGTGATTCAGGACATGAATGGACACTACAAGGTTCCTATGATGAAATAAAATCCATATGCGAAGAGGATGGTCTACAGATTGTTCTTAAACCAATTGGATTTATATCATCACAGGAAGGATCAACCAGACGTAAGGCTGGTGGTGAATGGAATAACTTTTTACAAAGAGTAGATAAAGGCGCAGGCCGTAGGAGTAAGGTTAAAACATGAGCAATAGTTCAAAGGTACGTTATGAGGATTTACTTGAATTTGAACCTATTACAGGTAATCAAAAGCAAGCATTTAATCTATGGGATGAAGGTGAAAATCTAATCCTTGCAGGTTCTGCCGGTACCGGTAAAACATTTATTGCAATGTACCTTGCCATGGAGTCAATGCTAGAGAGATCAACACCATATGATAAGATAATCATTGTTCGTTCAGTGGTATCTGTTCGTGAGGTAGGTTATCTTCCTGGCAAATTGGATGAAAAGACATCCGTGTTTGAAGCACCTTATAGAGCAATATGCGAAGAGTTGTTTGAGGACAAGTCGGTTTATAATAAATTGGTTAATAACCACCAAGTACAGTTCGAAACAACATCTTTCATTAGAGGTAAGACATTTGACCGTGCATTAATTGTTGTCGATGAGATGCAAAACCTCAACTTTCACGAGCTTGATTCTGTCATGACTCGTGTAGGGGAGAATTGTAAAATTGTATTCTGCGGGGATTATTTGCAGACAGACTTCGAGAGAGAACAAGACCGGCTAGGTATCTCAAAGTTTATGCAGATTATTGATCGTATGAAGGATTTTACTGTAATTCAGTTTGGATGGGATGATATTGTCCGATCCGGTGTAGTCCGTGACTACATTATGACAAAAGAAATGATGGGATTAAAATGATGAAAACTCTAATTGCAATCTTGGCACTTATAGTGTCACTGCCAGCAATGGCACAGGAATACAATCCTAGTGGAACACCACTCTATGCCAAACCGGTTCCTTGTGGTGGTTTACCTGAACTCATCCTAGAGTTCGAAAAAAGTGAAATGTATCCAATTATGGGTCTAGGTGGTTTCTCATGGAATGAGGATGGATCCACAGGACCTGCAGTTGTTATTGTAGTTGTTGATGCAAATGGTCGCCATGCAGTTGTTGAAAAAAATAATTTAAATTATTGTTTACTTTCGACTGGAAATGTGGTAGAATATAACTCTGATGTATTAAAACAACTAATGAATTGGAAGTGATATGGAATTTATCCATGAAAAAATTGATATGGGTTATGAAACGCTTGAACGGACAGATGCTCCTGACGGCCGGCGATACCTTACTACTGATGGCAATGCTTATCCATCTGTTACTACCGTTTTGTCTATTCTTAGTGAAGAGTCTATAGCAAAATGGCGTAAACGTGTTGGTGAAGAAGAGGCAAACAAAATCTCTTCTCGTGCCGCAACTCGTGGCACTGCAGTGCATGACATTGTAGAAAAATACATTAACAATGATCCAGACTATCGTGGCGACCATTTGCCACATGTTGTTCAGTCATTGGAAAATCTAAAACCTTTAATTAATAAACACGTCACAAAGGTGTATGCAACAGAATGTCCACTGTATAGTGACCATTTAAAACTTGCTGGTACCTGTGATGCTATTGTCGAATGGGATGGTGTACCTACAATCGTTGATTGGAAAACATCACG